CCCAAGGGAGAAGAAGCTTCTCAATTACCTTGTCGCCCATCGCCACACCAGCCCGTTTCGGGGCGTTGTCTTCAAGTGGCAAGTGAAAGCGCCACTGTTTGTGGCGCGGCAATGGTGGAAGCACGTCATTGGCGGCACCTATGCCAATGATCAACTGGGCTGGAACGAGAAGAGCTTTCGCTATTGCGCTGCTGACAGCGAAGAATTTTATTTCCCATCGGAATTTAGGAAGCAGAGCGAGAGTAACAAGCAGGCGTCTGCAGGCCCGCTCGATGAGGGCAGTGCTCGTGTGGCTGAAATCAAATACGCAGAGGCCCTACAGGCAGTGAAGGAAGCCTATGCCACGTTGTTGGCAGTGGGCGTGAGCAAGGAGCAGGCACGAGGCATCCTGCCGACGTGCCATTACACCTCGTTCGTCTGGACGTGCAGCCTCCAGGCCCTGCTGCACTTTCTGAGCCTCCGCCAGCCAGCAGATTCACAATGGGAAATCCGTGCCTATGCAGACTGTATGGCCGAGCTTGCCGAGCCTATCGTGGCGGAATCCTTCGCAGCATTTAAGAACAATGACGGCAGCTTTTGACATGGTGAACCACCCCCCGCACTACGCGGGAGAGGGCAGCGTCGAATGCATTGAGGCCATTGAGGCTCAGCTCACGCTGGAAGAGTTTCGTGGCTACCTCAAGGGCAACATCGCTAAGTATGTATGGAGAGAACGACACAAAGGGAAAGACAGTCTGAAGAAAGCCGCATGGTATCTGGATCGCCTTAATAAACTGGATGCGATCATGGCTGTCGCCGATGACCTCATCGATGACGCCGTTCGCCTCGACCGCCGTTTCCCACGCACTTCCTATGACGATTGAAGGCACTCCCCCGGGCTTTGACGCAGACTGGCGCAAGCAATGGTCACAGAGCCGCTATGAGCGGCTCCTCGACACTGTTGATGAGTATCTCTGTGACGATGGGGAAGACTGCGGCGCTGAACCTCTCATCCGCGACCTGAAAAAGGCGATCACTTACGCCCGTGAGTGGCCGCAGCGTCAAATCGTCAACATGGACAAAGCTTTGGCTGCCATCAATGACATCAATCAATGATGCGCAGGTGCGCTTCTACGTGGATTCGCACGATCAAGACGTGTACGAAATCTCCTATCCCGAGCTTGGCCTCGTCTCTTGCGTAAGTTCCGCTCATCTCGTCGAAGAACGGAAAATACAATTGCTACGACTAAGCAACAGCCCAGCCAACGTCTCCCAAATCGGCTAAAGAAAAAGGGCCACGAAATGGCCCTTTTTTCACGCGACGACATACTTCCTGCTGCACCACCCGCTTCTCAGCCAGGAACCGCCAGTATTCGGCGGAGTCAGTGTGAGCATCAATGAAGCTATTGGCGTAGGTCCATGCCATCAGAATCTCCTCGCGCTGCTGACTCCATTGCTGCCTTGGCCGCCACCATTCAAACACTGGCAGGTCAGTCTTGGCCAGGTTGCAACGCTTGCATGCTGGCACCATGTTCCAACGTGCGAAATGCGGCCCGCCCTTGCTCTTGGGAACAATGTGGTCGATGGTTAGCTTCTCGTTCCATCGCCCGCAATATGCACAAGCAGACTGATTTAACGGCCCACGAAGGGGATAGTCGTCGAAGATAGATTTCCTAAAGCGTCGTGTGGCATCCGACTTGCGTAGTTCAATGAGTCCAGTGATGTAATCATCAGGCTCAAACGCCACAAACATGACGCCTATCTTCAATTGGCTGTCCCTAATCTACCTTCAAAATATGATCGGTGAGACATTGCTATACTTAGGGAAAATGCTACAAAGCAAGCAGTGAAAGAAGGGCTGGCAAACTTTGTGGCTACGGTCACCGCTGGAATGCTTTTGGCGTCTGGTGGAATGATGATTGCTGTGGGCCAGCAGCAAATTCGTATTACCACGCAGGTAGAAGCAATCACCAAAAACCTTGATACTCTCACCGCCAATGTGCAACAACTGGAGGCACGAGTGAGGAGTTTGGAGATTCGGCGCTAAGCTGATAGTAAACCTCATAGGAGATGTCCATGACCGGTATTGAGTGGTTCGTTATTGGTGGCATTTTGGTGGCTGCTGCCGACCAGATTATTGAGCGCACTCCCTATAAAGAAAACAACGTTATTCAGCTTGTGCTTACAGGCTTGAAAGCAATTTTTCGTGTGAAGGACTGAGGCCATGTGGCCCACTAATCGGGCATTCTGGGACGAATGCTTTCAGATTGCTCGCAGATGTGGCGCACGCTATCCCGAACTTGTCGCAGCACAATGCTGCCTAGAAAGCGGATTCGGGCGGCACGTTTCTGGCACTCATAACTACCTTGGCTTGAAAGGCAGTGGCACCACCACTACTACGCAAGAATGGTACGACGGACAATGGGTGACGATTAAAGCGGGCTTCATTGATTTCCCTAGCCTTGCAGCCTGTATTGAATATCTTGTAACGCGCTGGTATAAAGATTACCGCCAGTTCAAAGGCGTTAATCATGCACCTAATCGTTACGCTGCGGCACGCATGCTAAAAGAGCAGGCGTATGCCACTGATCCTGAATATCCTGCTAAATTATCGCGACTGATGAAGGAATATGCTCCTGAATCAACGCGCATTTCTCCAATGATTGGTCCTAAAAAAAGTCCTAAGCAATTCGGTTTTAAGAAAGGCGACCACCATATCATCGTGAACGATGCAGTGGAAACGGCTAAGTGTTTTGATTTTGATGGGAAGCTCCTGTGGGAGCTTCCTGCTCTGGCACGTGGGCAGGGCAGTGACTACGAATGGAAACTACGTAACACTGACACGCCGCCTGGTCTGTACAAAGTGGGCACTGTCTACCGTGATTATGAGATCAATGGGGATAAGCCTGCATATGACCGCACCTTGATGGCCTATGGCTGGTACAGCCTCGACATGATTGATCTAGAAGGTCAGGAGACTGGCGTTGGGCGAGCAGGAATCATGCTGCATGGTGGCGGTAGTGGCAATGGCTGGCCTGGTGCATGGGCATCCATGCAGCCCCTCCTGGCCACTCACGGTTGCGTTCGCATGCACAATGCCCATTTGCGTGACTTTGTAATGCCGCTGCTGAAGACTGGTGCCATCTTCATCAGTGTCTACCAGGAAGGATGAGCAATCAAGCTATCTTCAATGCGTTGTGCTACGAGCTGGGCCTCTTCCTAATCAGGAAGAGGCCTTCTCTGGCATTCCATCCATTGATGAAGCGGCTTCTGGAATGGTGTCGCCCAGACTGGACAGAATGGAAAACTTCTCTCGCCCTTCAAAAAGTAGATAGGCAAGCGAAAGAATTAGTTCAACAATGGGAAGCTGAACATCGGCATGATGTAGCTGATAAGTTAGCTGATAAAGCACAGGAGCTATTCCCAAAAGCAAAAATAACGCCCCTTCCAAATGCAATGGTGCCATCAGTGATGATTGAGCATCCACCACCAGTGGATGCGAGCGATGCAGTGAAAACCCTGGGCGGAGAGATAAGAATTACGTGGACTCTCGATGGGGAGGCTCCTCGGACCCCCGAGCGATGAGATTGTGAATGTCCATATATCCACAGTCCATCCCATCCACGTAAGCATCGGCATCAAAACCAAACACTTCATACAGAACGTGGCGATACGATCCACGCTCCACTACATCCCCTTGTTGGATGCGGCGACACACGCTACGAAAGGCCTTTAGCTTTTCTTCATAGGGCAGAGCATTCCACCATTCGTAATCTTCTTGCGCAACCTTCTTTGTGCGCTCGTGGACGCTCTGCCGCAGCTCTTCTAGCTGCCTTTGCTGCTGCTCGCTTCTGAAGAGATTGAAGAGTCGATTGGTAATGGAAGGTTTAGACGTGCCGCCAAATAGCGCCATTCGTTTAGTTCTTTCTGGTGGTAGTCAATCCAAGTCATTATGGCTGCGCACAATGCCTCGTGCGCAGCGTCAGCTCCGCCATCCGTAATGAACTCATGCAGGCTTTCTGCAATGTGATCAATGTGCTGCGTCCGCCAAGCATCTTCAGTCATGGGGCCACAATGCGAAATAGACCGTCGGCATAAAAGGCCAACACAGCCCAGCCTACCACCATTGAAATGATGCCTGCATTGCGATTGTGCCGCCTAATGGCGGCATCAATCATCTCCTGCACATCGTCTCGATTAACGGGCTCCATGGGGAAGCCACAAAGGATGAAGGAAGCTTAACGCCCCTACACCACTTCACGCCATCCAATCAAGCCAGTGCCCTTCGTGGATGTGTCTGCTTCCATGGTGAGCACAAGAATGTCAGAGGTGCCATCAGCCTTTGTCCCTAAGCTCAAAGACAATGCAGCCTCTGCAGGCAGCGAAGAGCTAGATCGCGTGCCGACAAGACCCGCGCCGATCACGGTGCCGCCAGAAATGGTTGCAGATGTGATGACTTCCACGTTGCCGCGACCATTGACAGCAGGGCTCCATGTGCCACTGGTAATCGTCGGATTGAGACGAAGCCGCCACTTGGCAGTGGTGTTTCCTTCAATAGTTGCTTCAATTTGCGATGGGATGATGACATTACCAGTGCGACCACTGGCCATGCGAATGCCGACAATTGGTTGTTCACTGGTGATTGATGACACGCCCACTGCAGAAGGTCCAGCAGTGTAAATAGGCCCAGTGGGTTCGTAGCCACCTTCGCTAATAACAGTCGTACATATCTGCTTCATCGTGCCAGCAGGGCCAGTGCTAGCAATCCTGTAAGAGCACGGCAAAATAGCCGTGCTCATATAAACGTGATCAATGGCATTGGCGTGGTTTTGCTCATGGCAATACAAATATTCACCATCAAGAATAAAACCAAGTCTTGTTCGGCCAGCTCCAAGCCATTCAATATCAGCAGTGAATAGATTGGCTTTGGAAAAATCTAAATCTTCAAAGCGATCAATATTCCACTGGCTCTGTGGAATGACAGCCTCAGTCACGGTTCCATTGTATTTGCCGCGAATGACAAATTCAATGGTGGTGCCATTAGCGCGAAGGATGACGCCATTGTCATCATCGAAG